CAGATTTATTTGAAACAACATTATAATATGATACGAGATATACTAGAGGGGTTACAATATGATTTTAAAGGAGAATACATAGACGTAGCGAAAGGAAAATATAAAATACCAGAAACAATGAAAGAGGGGTACAAACAATTAAAAAATGAGCTATGGCAGAAAAAGTAGAGGTTGAAGTAGTAGCTAAAACTGACAAGGCGGTTAAGGCTCTAAATAACTTAGAGAACAAACTAGAGGACGTATCAAAAGTAGGTCAAAAGAATAGAGAGGGTTTTAAGGTTTTAGACCAAGCTACTGGAGGCTATGCTGGAAAACTAAGAGATTTAAGCGGATCAGTAAAAGGAGTTATAACAGGAGCTAAGGGGTTTATAAAGACTTTAAAGGGAGTTAAAGGAGCTTTGATATCTACCGGTATTGGTGCTTTAGTTGTTGCTTTAGGATTGATTGTAGCGTACTGGGAAGATATAAAAGGATTTGTAGATGGAACTACTAAGGCACAAAGAGAGGGGTTAGCAGAAGCAGAAAAACTTAGAGATGTTACTCAGGAACTGTTAGACATTACTAGCTCAATGGAGAATACTCTTAAAGCACAAGGCAAGACTGAGAAAGAAATAAGAGACCTTAAAATACAACAGACTAATGAAGTTATTGCTGCAACAGAAGCACAGTTAGCTCAGCAAGAGGCAATGAAGAAAAGTCAAACAGAAGCTGCTGAAAGAAACAGAAACATAGCTGCTGGTATTATAGCTTTTCTAACGGCACCTGTTACTATAATTTTAGGAATGGTAGATGCTATATCACAGACTTTAGCTCAACTAGGAGTTATAGAAGAGGGTACGAGTTTAGCTGAGGACTTTGTATTGGGTGCTGCTGAAATGATATTTGACCCAGAGGAGGTTGCTACTGAGGCTGATGCTACTATTAAAGAAACAGAGGCTCAATTAAGAAAGCTAAAAAATACAAGAGACGGATATATACTTCAAGAACAGAAAGAGAAAGAATCAAAAGCAGAGAAGAAAAAAGCTAACAAGAAAAAAGAAGACGATGCTGAGATACAGGCTGAGAAAGACAAACAAGCTGCGTTAGAAAGAATTAGAAAAGGTTTAATAGATACAGAGGCAGAAGAGAGAGCTGAGAAATTAAGGTTAATACAAGCTGATTATGATGAGCAAATTAAACTTGCAGAAAAATATTATGGAGAAGAGACTGAGAAAGTTAAGGAGTTAAGAGAAGCACAAAGATTAGCGTTAGAGGCTCAGCAATTAACATTTGACGAACAAGACAAACAAAAAAGAATTGAAAACCAAGAAAAAAGAATTACAGAACTAGAGCTAGGCAAAGAGTTTGACGAGGCTACTTTTGAGGAGCAGAGAGCTATACTTGCTCAAAGAAGACAGGATTTGTTAGATGACGAAACTTTAACAGATGAGCAAAAGTTAGAATTAACTAAACAATATAAGGCTGCCGATAAAAAACTAGATGACATTGAGTTTGACGGCAAGAAAAAAATGCAAGGAGAAGCTATGGACTTGGCAAATAAAGCACAAGCTCTAGCTGGTAAAAATACAGTGGCTGGTAAAGCAATAGGAATTGCTACTGCAACAGTTAATACTTTTCAAGGTGCATCAGATGCTTTAAAACAACCAAGTACATTACCCTCTCCTTTTGATGTGGTTGCAAAGGTCGCAAATGTTGCGACAGTTCTAGCTACTGGTTTAAAGACTGTAAAAAGTATTGCCTCTGTGAAAGTGCCTGGCGGTGGAGGTAGTGGAGGAGGAGTACCAAGTGGAGGAGGAAGTGTTGCAGCACCAGCACCTCCTAGCTTTAATGTAGTCGGAGCTACTGAGACAAGCGTGTTAGCTGATACTGTTGCAGAACAGACACAAGAACCAGTACAAGCCTATGTAGTATCTAATGATGTTACAACTGCACAGAGTTTAGAAAATAACATAGTAGAGGGAGCTACATTATAATTACAAAAAAACAAATAAATACGTTATAATAATATGAGAATAGTTGAGCTAATAATAGAAGAGGACGAAGAGTTTTCTGGAATTGATGCAATAAGCATAGTGGAATATCCAGCGATTGAAGAGAACTTTGTAGCGTTAAACAAGGATAAAGAATATAAACTCGCTGAGGTTGATAGTGATAAAAGACTATTGACTGGTGCTTTATTGATACCAAATAAGACTATATATCGTAAAGACGGAGAGGACGAATATTATATTTATTTTTCTAAGGAAACGGTACGCAAGGCTTCTGAAATGTATTTAATAAACAACAAACAAAATAACTCTACGTTTGAGCATCAGTTTGAGCTTTCTGGACTTAGTTTAGTTGAGAGCTGGATATTAGAGGACAAAGAGAAAGACAAGAGTGCTATATATGATATGGACTTGCCTTTAGGAACTTGGGTTGGTACGGTTAAAGTAAACAATGAGAAAGTCTGGCAAGAGTTTGTTAAGACTGGAATGGTAAAAGGATTCAGTATTGAGGGGTACTTCACTGAGAAGACTAAAAAAGAAGAGTTAAGCAGAGAGATTGAGGCTGGACTAGAATTGTTGAAAATTAAGCAAATGATTTTAGAAAGTCAAATTGAACTTGAAAGCTACAATGACTATCCAGAAAGTGCTACTAATAATGCAAAGAGAGCAATAGAGTGGAAAGAAAAAAATGGGACTTCTTGTGGAACGCAAGTTGGCTGGACTAGAGCTGGGCAGTTAGCGAGACGAGAAAAAATAAGCAGAGATACTATTGCTCGTATGGCAAGTTTTAAAAGACATCAACAAAATAAAGACGTTCCCTATTCAGAGGGTTGCGGTGGAATAATGTGGGACGCTTGGGGTGGAACTTCTGGAGTAGAATGGGCAATAAATAAACTAGACAAGTTAGACAATGAAAAAAAATAATAGCACACCTAGTTTAACGAGTCCTAAGAACAACAGAAGAGCTTGTCTATGTAAGGACAAGAACACATACAGTAGAGAGTGTTGCGACGGCTCTTTATGGGCACAAGGTATAGGCTCAATAACTAGAGTTATACCAGCGAGTTATTTACAACAAGAAAACGGAGATTTAATATTACAAGAGGATAATTACAATATAAAAATATAATGGCAAACTTAAAGATAAGCGAATTACCACAAGCAACTGAAATACAAGGAAACGAGATATTACCTTTGGTACAGAGTGGATCAACTAAACAAATAACGGCATCTAAATTCAAGAATTACTTTGTTTCTACTGATATAACGGTAGAGGCTGGGGTTGATGTAGATTTAAACGCTGCTATATATGACGATACTTTTATGTTTAAGCTATCGTGGACTGGTGGCAATGGTACGGCAGTTTATACTTTACCAGACGCAGTTGCTCATATTCATAGAAAAATAAGGTTTATATCTGACAGTACTTTTAACAGTCAAGACCACGCAGACATAACTCCAGCATCTGGGCAAACGCTAGACGGAAGTTCAAACGCATATAGGATAAATAAAGATTATGAGGGCATTACAGTATGGAGCGATGGCGTAGAGTGGTTTATATTACAGAAAAAAGCATAGTGAAAATACAAAATTAATTTTAAACAACGTTATATTGATATGAGTACAGAAAAAAGAGTATTTAGCAAATTATTTAAAAGCAAGAAAATAGATTTGTCTATTGCAGCAGATTTAGATGCTGCGGTTGATACTTTAAAAGACCTTATGGTTTCTAATGATGTTTTAGTAGAAAATTTAAGTGACATTGCAGAAGAAATGACAAACTTGAAACTAGATTTAGATTATACTGCTGACTTAGAAGAGGAGAGTTTTGAGGAGTTAAGACAACAAGGCAACGTAGTAGATGAGCTTCTTGGTCTTTTGGAGTCAAAAGTAGGAGAACTAGGTTTTGCACCCTCTGACTTGTTCCCAGACTATAATGATACTGTTTACTTAATAGAAAACATAAATAGTAATGAGCAAAAAAGAGATACTGCTAGATATAATGCAGAACCGTTTTTAAACTAAAATTAAACTATGGAGAATAAAGTATTTGCAATATTAAAGAAAATAAGTAAACAAGAGAAAACTGAACTATCAGCAGTAAGCGATTTACAAGGCTGGTTAGATTTGAATCAAGTTGATCAAACTGCTTTTAGGATTACAGATGATTTAGCTGGAGCTTCTTATGAACTAAGTAACGCTATTGCTTCTTTTGAAAGTGAAATAGCTAAATTTGAAGATAAATACCAAGATATGCAGAACTTTGATACTGAGGACTTTAAAGGTAGGTATAATGATGGAGAAAATGCTTTAATAATTTATGAGAGGTTAGCTGAAGAACTAGGTATAGACCCCACAGAGAATGAAGTTTACAACCAAGTTAAAGAACAAATTGATGAAATTTACCCAGACTGTATAGATAAGCTAGAAAATGCTTACATAGATGCAGAGTCGGTAATTGACGAGCTTCAAAATGTTAACCTAGATTACATTACAAGGAATTAATTAAATAAATATATATATGAAAACAACAGAAATGTTAAGTAAAATAAAAGCACTTCTAAATGCAGACGTAAAGTTAGCAGAAATGAAGTTGGACAATGGAACAGTTATCGAAGCAGAGAGCTTTGAAGCTGGGCAGTCTGTTTTTATTGTTACAGAAGACGAGAAAGTAGCTCTACCTATTGGAGAGTATTCACTAGAAGACGGACGTGCTTTAATTATTGAAGAGGAAGGCATTATTGCTTCTATTGGTAGCGAGGAAACTCCAGCAGATGCAGAGGTTGAAGTCGAAGCAGAAGAGGAAACAATCGAAACAGAAGTACCAGAAGCTATTGCACCAGAGGTTGAAGCTATTGTTGATGCAGTAGTTGAAGTAATTGCACCAGTAATTGAAGAGGTTAAAGAAGAGGTTAAAGAACTAAGAAAAAAGTTTGAAGAAACTCCAAAGGAAGAGGAGAAAGAAGAGAAAACTGAAATGAGCAAAAAATTCAGACATTCTCCAGAGAAGCAAACTTCAAAAAGAACAGAGATTAAATTCTCAGAAAACAGAGAACAAACAATTTTAGACCGAGTATTAAATAAATTAAACAAATAAAAATGAGAAAAAACGTAAAATTAAGAGATGTAGTTAACCCAAGCGGCTCTTTAAACGGATTGACTACTACATATGCTGGAGAATTTGCTGGAGAATATATTGCTGCTGCTTTATTTTCTGGAAACACACTAGCTAATGGAGGTATTACAATCAAATCAAATGTAAAATACCAAGAAGTAATTAAGAAACTTGCAGTTGGATCTATTATAGTAGACGGCACTTGTAACTTTGATACTGAAGAGGACGTAGTTACATTGACTGAAAGAATCTTGACTCCAGAGGAGTTTCAAGTAAACTTACAACTTTGTAAAAAAGACTTCCGTTCTGACTGGGAGGCTATGCAAATGGGAGTATCGGCTTACGATAACTTACCACCTAAATTCGCAGATTATTTAATTGCTTATGTTGCTGCTAAAGTAGCTGAGAAGACTGAGCAAAATATCTGGAGAGGCGTTAATGCTAATGCTGGAGAGTTTGATGGTTTCACAACTTTATTTGCTACTGATGCAGACGTAATTGATGTGCCTACACCTGCTGCTATTACTGCTGCTAACGTAATTGAGAAAATGGGCGATACAGTAGATTTACTACCTAGTGCTCTTTATGGTTCAGAAGACTTATACTTATATGTATCACAAAACGTAGCTAAGGCTTATGTTCGTGCATTAGGAGGATTTGCTGCTAACATCGGTGCTGCTGGTACAGATGACAAAGGAACACAGTGGTACAATGGCTCTGGAGCATTATCTTTTGACGGAATTAAAGTTTTTGTTGCTAATGGATTAGCTGACAACAATATGGTTTTAGCTCAGAAGTCTAACCTATTCTTTGGCACTGGATTGCTTTCAGATGCAAATGAGGTGAAAGTTTTAGATATGGCTGACCTTGACGGCTCACAAAATGTACGTATGATAATCAGATTTACTTCTGGAGTACAGTACGGACTTGGAAGCGAGATTGTGTGGTACACAGTATAATAAGAATTAATTAATAACGAAGAGGGGTGGGCGTCTGCCTACCCTTTTTTATTTAAAAAAAATATAATATGGCGTGTTTATTAAATACAGGACGTAAAGTACCTTGCAAGGATAGTGTCGGTGGCATTAAAGCTGCGTACTTTGCTGACTATGATACATTAGGAGAATTGACTATTGCATCTGGAGAAGTTACTGCTTTTGGTGGTACACCAGATTTTTTCAAGTTTGACGTAAAAGGAAACTCTAGCTTAGAGCAAACTATTACTTCAAGTCGAGAAAATGGAACTGCTTTTTACGAGCAAACATTAAATTTAACATTAACTAAATTAGACCTAGCTACTCAGCAAGAAATTATTGAGATAGTGAAAGCTAGACCTCACGTAATTATTGAGGACTATAACGGAAATTACCTTTTAATCGGTGCGGTAAACGGAGCTGATTGTAGTGGAGGTACTATCGTTACTGGAGCTGCTATGGGCGATTTAAGTGGCTTTACATTGACTATGGCTGGGCAAGAGAAGTTACCAGCTTACTTTGTAACACCAGCGATTGTAATTGCTGATACATCAGCGGTACAGATTAACCCTTAATAAGATTTAAGGATATAAATAGGGGTAGCTTAACGGTTACCCTTTTTTTTGTGCAAAATTGTAAAAAGATACGTTATAATAGTATGAAGTTAATAAGCACAAGCGGAAACAAGACTTTTTATGTTATACCTAGAAAATATGATACTGGGGATATAACAGTAAGACTAAGAAACGAAACAACAAACATAAGTATTGATGTAACATCTACACCTATTGTAGAGGGGAACTATTTAAAGTTTGATGCAGTACTAGGAACTCTAGTAGAAAATAATTTTTACACAATGGAGTTGATTGCTAGTAATGGTGGGGACATAGTTTATAAAGACAAAGTTTTTTGCACTAATCAAACAGTAGATCAGTCAAACAATGATTACTACGATATAAATAAAAACGATTACACCACAGAGGATAGTTATAATAACGATTACGTAATAATATGAGCATAAGAATTGTAAATTTAAGTACCTATACTACACCAGAGGTAAAAGAGTATAAAAACAAGGAATGGGTAGCATACGGAGAGGATAATAACTACTACCAGTATTTAATAGATAGATACAACGGAAGTGCTACTAATAATGCTGCTATTAATGGTATTAGTCAAATGATTTTTGGAAGAGGAATTGATGCTACAAATAGCAATAAAAGACCAGACGAGTACGCACAAATGAAGTCTTTACTAAAAGACGATGACGTAAGAAAATTATCATACGACCTTAAATTAATGGGACAGTGTGCGATGCAAGTTATTTACAATAAAAAACACACTAGAATTGTAGAGGTTGCTCACTTCCCAATAGAGACTCTGAGAAGCGGTAAGGCGAACGAAGAGGGAGAAATCGACTCATACTATTATATGGCAGATTGGAGCGATGTAAAGCCGTCTGACGAGCCAGAGAGGCTATCTGCGTTTGGAAGTTCAAAGGACGAGATTGAAATTTATTGCGTTAAACCTTATAGAGCTGGTTTTTATTACTATTCACCAGTCGATTACCAAGGTGGGTTACAGTATGCGGAGCTTGAAGAGGAGATTGCTAATTACCATTTAAATAACATAATGAACGGCTTAGCACCTAGTATGTTAATTAACTTTAATAATGGAATACCAGACGAAGAGGAGCGAAGCATTATTGAAAGTAAGATACGAGAAAAATTTAGTGGCTCTAGTAATGCTGGACGTTTTATATTAAGTTTCAATGATAACAATGAGTCTGGAGCTAGTATTGAGCCAGTACAGTTAAGCGATGCACACCAGCAGTACCAGTTTTTAAGCGAGGAGTCAATGAGTAAAGTGATGGTTAGCCATAGAATTATAAGTCCTATGCTTTTAGGAATTAAAGATAGCAGTGGCTTAGGGAATAACGCAGATGAGCTAAAGACTGCGAGTATATTAATGGATAATACGGTCATTAGACCATTTCAAACTTTGTTGATCAATGCTTTTGATAACATACTAGCGTTTAATGGAATAACGTTAAACCTTTATTTTAGAACACTACAACCTTTGGAGTTTGTGGACTTAGAAAATGCAATGACTAAGGAACAAGTAGAAGAGGAAACAGGAGAAAAACTATCTCTTGCAGTTGAAATAGAC